ATAGGGGTCTCGCGTTCACCTGTTATTGGAGATATGGCAAAAGATTCCTTACATATTTGCAGGTTTAACAGAGGTGTCTATTGTACTATGCTCTATCCTTTGCTGCCTTAAATACATCTCATGGCCTTTCGCTATGATGTGAGCGACCGAACCACGGGCAACACCGCACGCCTTGGCCACATCGTCGAGGCTTAGGTCACGCTCCCGTAGGTCGTAGGCCTTGCGACACACGTCGGCATCCTGGGCGGTTGCAGTGATCTCGTAGTCCTCCTCCTCCTCGAGCGCCACGATGGGCGTGCCTAAGGCACTGAGCTTGACGCTGCGAGGGTAGGACATCCAGCCACGCTTGATTGCCAGGGCAACCAGGTTGGGGGCTTCATGCAGGAGTTTGATGCGGTCGAGGTCGTAGGGTATTTTCATTGGAAGGATGGTGATGGGTCGGTGAACCGGCAGAACTGGCCTTCGTACCAGAGGGGCACGAGGCCGCACTCGCCGTCTCGTTGTTTGGCGACAGCGATAATGGCCTCGCCGTTGGGTTGGTTGCGCTCCCGGTTGAGCAGCAGCACCAAGTCGGCGTCACGTTCGATCTGTCCTGAGTCGGCCAGGTCGGTGAGTCTAGGCACCCGGCCTTTGTCCTTTTCGTTCTCCCGGTTGAGTTGAGCCAGGGCGACCACCGCGGTCTTGGTGTCGTGAGCCACGGCCTTGAGTCGGCCGGATACCTCGGCGATCTCGTAGGTTTTCTTTTCGGCTGCCTTGCTCCCGTGGATCTTCTGGAGGTAGTCGACCAGGACGAGTTTGACGCCCCATTTACGGACAGCCCGACGGATCACAGCGGTGATGGTGGCGATGCCGGACACACCGGAACCGGAGACAAAGTAGATCGGGCTGCCGGCCACCTTAGCAGAGGCACTGGCCATAGCCTTCATTCCGCCTTCATCGAGGTCGCCGGTCTTGATGTCCTGCATTGGAATAGATCCTACGTTAGAGACCATTCTCCGAACGATAGACTCGTCGGACATTTCCAGCGATATAAACAGGGTAGGCACCCGGTGCTCGATGGCTGCTGCTCGGGCTATTGCGATGGCGATGGCGGTCTTTCCGATGCTCGGCCTGGCCGCAATGATGGCCAGCTCGCCGAACTGGAAGCCGTCGGTCATTGCGTCCAGGCGCCGGAAGCCGGAGGTGATGCCGGACAGGTGGCCCTTCCTGGAGAAGCGCTCCTGGGTAGAGTCGATAAACCGACTGACTACCGACTTGCAGGGTTGCACCTCTTCCCTGGAGGCCTCAACGGTGAGCCCTGCTTCGGCATTGGCGACGATTTGATCCACAGACAGGGTGGAGACAGCGGAATCGCGAATTAGACGGTCACCGGCGAATCGTAACTGCCGGCGGTGATGGGCCTCGAGGACAGCCTTTGAGAACTCGGGATGGTTGGACGGGCTGGGGCACATCTCGTCGCACTTGTTTAGAGCCTCGAAAGGCACCGGAGTCTGGCCCATCGTGCGCTTCCACTCCTTGACCACGGTCGTCATGTTGACCGGATCGCTCTTGGCAACGAGGCCTTTGGCAATCTCGAACACATTATACAGATCGCTGTCCTGTAGAGCCTCGCTGGGGATCTTGGCGAATACCTCGTGGCAGACATCCGAGCCACCGGATAGACAGGCGCCCAGGAGGCCGAACTCGTCATCCTCGGCAAAGTAGGGGTCGCTCATTGCCAGTTAGTGATGTCGGCGCTGATAGCGCCTGGGTTGTTGTTGCCGGAGATCAGATCGCTTTGAGTCTTGTCGATCTCACCGTTCCAGTGGTTCAACAGGGTCTCCAGTTCACGCCGGAGATACGGGTCGTTTGATTTGTAGCGTTGCTCCAGGCGAACGAGGTCTTCCTCAGGTGTGTTCAAGTCGAACACCTCTTTGAGCTTTTTGATCTCACCGGTAGACCATTTGGTCGACGGCCTACGGCGAAGCATAGCACCAACACGTAGACGAAAGGCTTCAAGGTCAGGAGGAAGCTCTCTCGTGGAAACTCCTTCCTTTCCCTTCCTTGTTCCCTTCCCTTCCTTATGGCACGCGTCGTCGTCGCGTGGCTCACGCGTGGCTGACGCGTCGATTTCCTCGGTAATTGCCCCATTTTCCGAGTAATCCGGCAGGATAGAGGCCCTTTCCTTGTTGTTGACCACTTGATGCTTTAGGAAGCTCGGAATGCATCCAAAATGCTCGTCATCCACGCGATACTTGAAAACGAAACCACGCGTGGTCAACGCGTCGAGCACGCGTGAAAAGTCGACTCCATCGTAGGGTAGAACCTGCACACCGATGCGCCTGGGCTCCCACTTGAATCTGCCTTCTCGGTCAGCAATACACCAGAGGCCGGCGAAGGCCACTCGGATCGGTAGCTTGGTTTCCAGCTCGGCCTCGAACAGTCCCTCATGATGGAAGAACTCCGGCTTGATCGTGCGGATTCTCATTGGTTAGAGGTTTGTTGTTTTCGGGTTGCCATCACCTGCTTCGAAAGGTTAGTCAGCCATTCTGCCGTCATGATCCCGTGATCGGCGGCGTCTTTCAAAAGGTGCATTGTCTCAAACGGAGGCCACCCAGCCTCCTGACCAGCTTTTTCGACCAAGAACAGAACACCTTTGTCGTGATCTATATCGTGGTGGTTCATTTGAATCTGGCGCTTGATCTCGTAACAAGCTGACAGCTCCCAAGAGGTAAAGAAGGTTGGGAACGACTGCGAATCCTCGTGACCTTCAAAGTGGCATTTTCGGCACATCGTTGCCATTGATCCCCCTGGGTATTCCCAAGGCATTCTTCCCGAAACGTAGTAAAAGTGGTGAACCGTCAGTGTGTTGGTTTCGGACAAGCACTTTACGCACTGAAAGCCGTCTCTCGACATGATTTCTAGGCGCTTCTTCTGCCACCGCGGATGTTGGAGCTTTTCGGAATAGGTCATAATTCAAACAGAGACCCCGTCACGCACCGTGCTAGGAACTCGCGGAGAAACAACGCGACGTTACACGATGCGGACGGGGGAAATTGGTTGAACATGGTTTCTCTTGTGGTGCCTGCGCTCGCTTCCTAGGGCTCACGCTGACGGTCTCTATCTATCTGGTGTCCTGGTCGATGTCCAGCCCTCAGTAGGCCGGCATAAGTATATCCGCCACCGCCTGGGTGAGCTTCACGTCCTGGAGGCAGTAGTTGATCGCCGCCTGGCGGTCGGTATTCCACAGCAGGCTGAAGTCGGCGCCGTTGCCTGACTTCTCACCGAGTCCTAGGTGACGGCTAATCGACGCAAGGCTTCCATGGGCCCGGTTGTCCCCTAGCTGCCACACCTCCCGCAGATCGACCACTAGCTCGGACCAGTAACGGCCGTTCCTTAGCCAGTAGGGAGGCATGATCTTGTGTCGCCAGGACCGCTTGATCAAAAAAGGCAAGTCGAAGGCCTTGACGTTGAATCCAATCAACTGCGGCTGGCGCTCGTAGTAGTTGAGAAGCGCCCACCATTGTCGCAGCAGGTGGGCCTCACCATCGGCATCGGCGCAGAGGATGTTCTGCTCCTGGTGATCGACCCGGTAGCCGATGCACAACACCTGGCCCGACAAGGCATCCAGGGCGGCATTGCGGATGTAGTCTGCGGTGTGGCTCTCCTCAGCCTTCTGTAGCTTCTCGGCGATCAAGTCAGGGTTCTTGATGTTGCCGAGCTTTACGTCGGCCGGGTTGAAGGGCGGGATGTTGAGCTGCTCGAGCGGTAGAGGCCCGGTCTCAATGTCGAAGTAGATGTTTGGATTGGCTGGCATTTGTCAGAGTTGTTGAGAGTTGTTGCGCGTTTGTCGGCCGATGCGCGCCCCCGGCACTACGAGTCCCCGACAGCAACAGGCTGCCGGAAGGTGGTCAGATCTTTTTGCCGCAATGTGGGCAAACGAGGAAGTTGATCGGCTCCCGGGTTGTCGGTACTTCGAGCCATTCGCAAATCTCGAAGTAGGAAACCCACCCGAATCCGCGGACAGCTCCTGGTCGAAGGTGGCCGGTGTTGTAGAGTTGCAAGGCCTCGTCGCGGCTCTTAACGCACAGCCTTTCGAGGGTGTTAAACGTCCTGACCGTAAACGGGAATCCCCATT